GAGCTAGGCATTGAGTACCCTTTCTTTTCGTCGGCTGGTTTGTTCTTGCTACCTGCTGACAAACCCATCATCGCACACATTTGACGGATCTGTCAAGAGGGTTACGAAAAATATTTTGAAGATCGGCCGCAAGCGGGCATTTTAGGCAAATAACTCGTTTATTTTCTACTAAAATGAGTCAATCTAAACCGGCAAATATCCCGGTCACGAGCGGACATAAATAGGAATATGGTCGATCTTGTTAAACTCTCAGAAGCGCATATTGGGCAAATTCCGTGGAATAAGGGAAAAAAACAAAAAAAGATTTTGGCAACAACTTCGTTTACTTACGAAGGGAAACCATGTGTTCGGTGCGGCGGTACTGCACGCTTAATCAACGGCAACAGATGTCACCGATGTAAAAAATTTTCGAGAATTTATGACCCAGAACGAGCATACAAAAAAGGGCTTAAAACAATTGAACATCTTACCAAAAAACGAATAAGAGACCGATTGTTATTAGCTGAAGAGCGCCAAGCGATTGTAAAACATCATTATGGTGCGGAAAAAGAACGAAATCGTAACCGAAAACTGAGAAGCAAGTACGGGATAACACTTGATGATTATGACAAGATGTTATCAAACCAGAATGGAGTTTGTGCCATTTGTTGCGAGACTCTAATCCGTCTGGATAAGAAAACACATGTAGATCACGATCATTCAACAGGACGAGTTCGTGGGTTATTGTGTCAAGAATGTAATCTAGGAATTGGCTTTTTGAAAGACAATTATCAAATTTGTGAGAAGGCAGGAGCGTATCTCAACCGGCAATAATAGGAGATATTGAAGCGGCAATTTTGGCGGCATTATTCGGCCAAAACCGGCAGTCCCGGCTGTTCGACCCGGCCATTTATGAGGTCGTCCATCTTCACAAAATCGTAGTTCACCGCTTCTAGGCTCAAAAGCAGATGGCGTTTTGTATAGATGGCCTTCATTTCCTCTTCTTGTAGCCGGTGGAAGTTGTTGTGGAAGTGACCATGTAGGTTCATGTCCCACGATCCATCAGCCGGCAGCAGCCGGGTGTGGCGTCCGTTCACCGTGGCCGACAACATGAGCGATTCATGGACTTCGTTCCATCCATGCGAAAGATACCACGCCTCTTTTTGCTTGTCGTGGTTGCCGACGATGAGGATCTTGTACCCCGGATTGCCCTGAATGTACTTGGTGTGCGCTTCGGCCTGTTGTTTGAAGCATACGTCACCCAGGCAGTATACGACATCGGTCTGACCAACACGAAGTTTCCAGTTGGCGTCAATCAGGGCTTCAAACCCTTCCGGGCGGTCTCCCCACAAAACCAAATTTTTGTGCCCAAAGTGAGGATCTGTGAAGACCCACGCATTTTGCTCTAATTGTTTCATTCTTTGCGACGATTCACTTACTTCAATTTACCACAAAATTTTCATTCGTCAAGACGCTAAATAGTTCTGTGGCTTCAGGAATTTATAAAATAACGTGCCTGTCAAATGGCAAGTCGTACATCGGCTCGGCAGTGAATATCGAACAGCGGTGGCGACAGCATCGCAATGCTTTGAACAAAGGCGTTCATGATAATGCACATTTGCAGAATGCTTGGAATAAGTATGATGCATCTAATTTTGAATTTGCCGTAATTGAACTCACTAAAAAACCACAATTAATCGAAGCAGAACAACGGTGGATAGATTCATTTTCGGTGGGGATGTTATTCAACATTTGTCTTGTTGCTGGATCGACATTGGGACACAACCACTCAGAAGAAACCCGCAAGAAAATAGGTTTGCGAAGTTTGGGCAGAACGCACTCACCAGAAAATCGTCAAAAAATGTCTTTGGCCATTCGTGGAAAAATTTGGAATGCAGGTAAACATCTTTCTGAAGAAATCAAGACAAAAATATCTGTCGCCAGAAAAGGAAAAAATTTAGGAAACAAATCTGTTTACGCTCGTGGGCCTTATAAACATTCTGAGGAGGCAAAGAAAAAAATTTCCGAAGCCAATATTGGCAAACAATTTACAAAAGAACACTGTCGCCACATAGCAGTTGCTAAAGCTGGACATAAACCATCAGAAGAAACAAGAAGAAAAATGTCGGTTTCTAAAATGGGAAACACAAATCTTTTGGGACACTTACATTCAGAAGAAACAAAGCAAAGAATATCCGAAGCCAGCAAACGAATATGGACAAAGCGTCGGGAGACAATTTAATGGCGCAAACTGTTTCGCAATATTTCAATCAAATTGGTGCTAAAAATGAGCAGCGACTCGTTGAGGATTTGATAGTGGAATCAATTCGCATAAATGGCATGGAAGTCTTTTACGTTCCCCGCACGCTGGTGAAGCTGGACCCTGTATTTGGTGAAGATCCTCTTTCCAAATTTGAGAAATACTTTCCCATTGAGGCTTATTTTGATAATCCGTCTGAAGGATGGTCTGGAGATCGGTATTTAATAAGTAAATTCGGCCTTGAGATGCGAGAACAAGCAAGTTTTATCGTATCCCGGCGTCGATTTAATGAAGCCATTCGGTACGACGGCTACAATGCCATGCCGATCACAAAGCTATCGACCAAAGAAGTAAGACCGAAGCCGGGAGACTTGATCTACTTACCTCTCTCGAATGATTTATTCCAGATCAATTTTGCAGAGCACGAGAGCGTGTTTTACCAGTTAGGCTACCGCTACATCTGGCGCATAGACGTTCAGAAGTACGACTACAGCCACGAAACAATCAAGACTGGCAAGCCAGAAATCGACAGAGTACAGCAGTTCTTCGAGAATGTGGACAGCGCAGCAAGCGATCCACTCGCTCAGAATGATGAACTGAAGAAAGAAGCCACGAAAATTATAAATACTACAGAGAAAAATATTTTTGGTGATGTCATTTAAGAATCTCAGTTTAATTTACGCAAAGGACGGAAGAGTTAATCGCCACGCTGTTAAGCGGGATTGGTGGAAAAAGAAAAATCTTGAACACATTTATGATGAAATCTTTGACTACTCAAAATCCTTTCAAAACATAACACTGGCCGAACGAATTTTTCTTTATGTAAATCAAATTGACAAGCCTTTGTGTAGCTGCTGTGGTACAGAATATGTGACTTATTCCTATACTACAAAGCAATATCGCAAGTATTGTGGCGATTGTGGATTAGTTGCACCGGAAAGTAGGGAATTGGCAATGAAACATTTTCGTAGAACTCTTGACGATCCTATTTCTCGACAATCAAGAAATAAAAAATTTGTAGTTACATCCAGAGAGCATTGGGGTTGTGACCACCCGGCGATGTCTTCTTCAATAAAAAGAAAGGTCGCTTTTACAAACAAACAGAAATTTGGTGGATCGCCGTTAACCAATCCAAAATGCATTGAAAAACGTCGCCAGACTAATATTCAAAAATATGGAGTAGATCATCCTAGTAAGTTACCAGAGACTAATTTGAAACGAAAACTAACCTGTATTCAAAAATATGGAGTCGAAAATGTCATGGGAGTACCCGAAATTGCTGAGAAATCACGCAACAGTTTCAAGAAAAAGATTTTTGTTCTTCCTAGTGGAAAGACCATAAAATTACAAGGGTATGAACCAATGATTGCTGAGAAGTTATTATCCGAATTTGGGGAAAATGATATCGGAGTTGGCCCAACAGAAGTGCCCAAGATTACTTATGTTGATGCCGATGGCAAATCACATCGTTATTATGCAGATTTCTTTATACGTTCTCTAAATTCAGTCATAGAAGTAAAATCAGATTATCTCTTGTACCTGTTATTTGATGAAACTTCTCGAAAATTGGAAGCAACAATTGAGAATGGATACGCTGCAACGCTGTACATTGTATCAGATAGACAGAAACGCAGATATGATATAAACATTCATTTGTTGAATGAAAACATAATCATTAAGGAGATTATATGTTGAGCGCAGCGCCTATCCAGTCTAATATGTATTACGTTTATGCCTATCTCGATCCTAGAAAGCAATGGAGATGATATCGTGTTGAGCGCAGCGCCTTATTATTGGGGAAGCATTCGCAAGGTTGTGGCGGCATTCGGCACAATCTTCGCAGACATTCATATTGTCAGGACGAACAAGAACGGCGATCCAGTCCAGGCTATTCAAGTACCGTGTGAATTCGGGCCGCACGAAAAGTGGTTGACCAACATCTTGCAGAATCCGATGCCGGGTGTAGACGATCAGGTTGAAATGGTCCTCCCACGTCTGAGTTACGAGATCAATAATTTCACTTACGATTCAGAAAGGAAGCTCACCAGCACGGGTCGAACTGTAAAGGTGCTTACTGATGGCAACAAAGTACTCGCCAAGCAGTTTAATCCGGTGCCTTATAACATCGGCTTTCAAGTGAACGTGATGACGAAGACGATTGACGATGGGTTGCAGATCATTGAACAAATCCTTCCCTTCTTCACGCCGGATTACAGCATCACAGTAAAAGACGTTCCTGAAATGGGAATCGAGAAAGATTTGGCTGTCGTATTGAACAATACCAGTTGTGAAGATACTTGGGACGGTCAATTTCAGCAGCGGAGAACAGTGATTTGGACATTGCAGTTCACAGTGAAGGCTTATCTGTATCCGCCAGTCAGCTTACAGAATGTCATTTTGCAGACGAATGTAAAGTGGCATTTGGACCCGCCACCAGCCGATGCGGGTGTAGGATCAGGAAACTAATACCATGCCAATTCCAGGAGTGATACAAGACGATCAGTTCGTTCCAGCGCCGGGGTCTACTCCTGAGAACCTGACAGTCATTCACAGCATTGTCGAGACTGCCAATCAACAAGAACAGCGTGGAACGGCG